AATGAATCATGTTTATAGTGTCACGCCACTGCGTTCATATTGAGATAGTGTTTAGATCGCGGTACAAATATCAAATCTAACTCTTCCTCCACGTTACCAGACGAAATGACTTTCCGTCTGTGCTGCGAACGAATCCTCTTCCTGTAATTTGTAGGGTTTGTAAATCTGAAGAAGAGTAGTCCTTTCCGCCAACTGTAATAGGTTCACGTACAAGGTTCGTAGGCCGGGTGGCTACATACACTGGCTTATTTGTGTTAACAGACAACGCATCAGTTTTCTTAGCCATTTCCTTTTTAACCACAGCGGCAGCAGCCTTCCCCGCAGCAGACCCGTTTTTGGCATAACCCGGATACCTGTTCTGCACTGTCTTTGTCACGATGTCCGTAGCAATAGACTGAACCTTCGCCTCGTGGTACTGGATCATCTTTGCGCGGTCTGGTGTCTTGGACTTCCACATCGTAGACATCTGCAACTGATAGGCTTTGTCAGCCTTCAGCGCGGCGTACAGGCGGTCCTTAATACCGTTTCCTAGATCAACTTTAGTATCGTACGGAAAGTCTTTGAAGAACGGCATCTTCAGGAATCCACCGAGGGCTTTCCCTAGAAGTACGTTGTTCCGTTTGTCGCAGTCTTCAGCGATGCCAGTTTCCGTCTTCTTGCGATCTGCTGCTACAGAGTCAGTTTCTCTTTTGTTAAACGCAGCTTCACGAGCCGCTAATGCTTTGGATGCCGCCGTTTCAACAGGTGCAGTGGTACGGGACTTTGCATCCTTGTCCAGATCGTTGTACCAATCTGTGAGTCCTTTGACAAGTTCAGTGATCATTGCCACGTTCGGCTTCGATGCACCAGCAGCATCCTTCTCTGCCATTGCCGCGTTGAGTTTGCTCACTAAGGAATCCATGTGGATTTCTCTTAGGGCATCTGCAACAACCGGAATCGTGGTGTTGTAGAACGCTTCAGAGTCATGCACCTTCAGCTTCTGCAACAGTGACGGAGCCAGTGCTCCCAGAGCCTCTGGATGACCATTGGCTTTGATGTCTTCGATCACATTGTCCCACAGCTTAGGGTCCGCTGCATACAGCAGTTCGTCGGTCCCTGTAACTGTGTCGATCATGTCCTGCATCTTCTGATAGCCTTCAGGTCCACCTACTGAGTCGATGAACGCCTTGGCTTCGGTCATCTCTGCAACGCCTTTGGGGAAGATTTGCTTTGCAGCATTCCACCGCTCAAACGCGCCGTGCAGTTCTTTCACCACGCCAGCGTTCTTCGGGTCCGCATCACGCATTGCCTTCAGTGCAGAGCGCACGTTAGCTGGGGTGGATTCTAATGCTTTGTCAGAGGCTGTTCTGGCAGCGGCTGCGGTCTTGAACGCCGCCACCTCTTCTGGAGTACGCTCTGTCCCATCCGCCTTTGTGGTTTCTGTCTCTACTCCTTCGGAGGGTGTTTCTACTTCGGTAGGTGTGTCTACTGCTGAGTCTGTAGTGGGTGTTTCCACTTCAGTTGGTGTTTCTACTGCTGGTGTCTCCACTGCTGAGTCTAATGATGCAAAATCTACGAGCGCGTCGCTCATTTGTGAGTCCTTCTTAATTTCTGAGATTCTGAGTCGGGCCACGTCTTAGGTGGCCCTTGGTATTATTGCTCGGGTACTGGCTGCTCTAACGCCTTTGGAATTGCTTTGCCAGCAATTTTATGGTTTAGTGCAGTTTCTGCCTGTTGGTCAAACATCTGTGGACTGGCTTGTATTCCCATCTTCGCAAGCGCCTGAGCGGCTACGATTCCGGGCATCTTACTAACGTCCACACTAATTGACTCAGAAGGCGGTTTGTCCGGGGCTTTATTAGCTGCGGCAATTTGCTTAGCCATAGCTAGGTGCTCCTTGAAGTGTAAATGCACGTTTTCAAACCCTGCTTGCTGCTCAGGCGTTCCATAGTGGAATTTCTGGCCTTCCGTGCTGTTCATCCACTCCCCACACTCTGACGCCTCCACGACATGGTTCTCACTCTCATCCTGTGCAACTGGTAGAGTGCTAACCACAGGAGGAAGAGCCTGCATCTTCTGCTGAACCTGCTGTACCATCTGTGCAGCCTCGGGCGGAATTGGCATGCCACCTTGCTGCGCCTGTTGCATCTGTCCCGTAATTTTGCCCAAGCCTTCCTGCATCTGGGACACTTGCGGATTAGGCATAGGTCCACCGCGTAGAAGTTTTTCAAACTCACACCGCTGTTTTGTGACAGACGATGCGCCTTCTACTTTGAAGTTTTTCATGCGCAAGGCACTTGATACTTCTGCTAAATTAGCAGGGCTGAATACCCACTGTGCAAATGGTGTTCCGGGGGCGGCGATTGCTTTGTCCACCATACCCATGATCTTAACACCTTTTTGTTCTTCAGTCTCTGGTATAGACGGGTTGCTTTCTGGGTAACACAGTACATTACCGCCAAGAAGGTTCGCAGTGTTAACAGACACGTTTTTGCCAGATATATTCTGGGTAATCTGTTTTCCATCACGGCATTCTGCTGCGCACTTCACAGCTTGTTGTGCTGCTTGTGCAAAACCATCCTGTAGAGCATTCCATGGGCATCCTACGCGCTGCAACGCTTGGTCTCTCTGAACAACTGAGCTACCCACCGTTGGTTCCCCTGTGTTGTTACCAAACAAGGATGGCAGTGCACCTGAGATTTCCTCAGATAGTGTAGTGATAAACCATTTGATAAAGTCAGGCAACGCAGGCTGATGCTGCGGCGTAGGCTCTACCATGATGTACTGTGACTCTGTGGTCAGTCCCGGTTGTGGTATGAAGGGACCGATACTACCGGGAACGTTAGGTTCGTTCTTGATAGCGTCCATGTCGAATGCTTCGGAGTTCATCCACTTCTTGGGGACGGTTCGTTTGAAGAAATCATCCAACAAGTCCACCCAGTCATTAATACGTTTCTGGACGGAGATAAGCGCCATGCCCATTGATCTGCGATTTTGTCCTTTACCTGCGGAGGGGTGCATGATAACCAAGTGGTCATCCATCTTCTCATTTCGAGAAAATGCGTACTCTTTACCTGCTCGTGCAAGGAGCACCCCGTCTGGGAATGCTTCCATCAATTCTGCTTTGACTTCATCACTTACCGATGCATCTAGGAACATGCATGGACGCATCCACGAGTACTTAACCGTGGTATGACGACTCAGGGAATCCCCTGTGACGTACGCACCGAGCACTGCTTGGCGTACGTTCTCGCGTGCAATGCGATCAAGTTGCGTGGAAGATTCCCCATCACTTCCGGGTGTAATCTTAGACGCGATCCATGGGAACATGCCACGGACCATCGCCACGTCGTAGTCCAGCATTAGTTGCACGAACGGCATCTCGGAAAAGTTATCAACGGAGATGGGCACTTTGTGGTCTAACTTGCCGTGCGCTGTCGTAACTTCTCTACCGAGAGGCTTCTTGGAGTTGTTACCAACACCACTCTCAGCTAGTAGCCCTTCAATCTCGTCTCCACCTGTAGCAGAGGACTCGGTAACTTCTAAAAAGTCTTCCTGTCCTTCTTGCCCTGTGGGAGCGTCGTCTGGAGGTGTTAGCTCGTCTTGCGGGACCGTAGGTGTATTTTGGTCCTCTTCAAACCCATACTTCTGCCCGTCCAAAACGTACCTTGTCCATAACAAGCAACGGTCTTCATTCCAGAAAACCCTTGCACACTGAACTAAAAGGTCATGGAGGTTGTTATTTCTGCTCCATATTTCTTTGAATCTCTCCGCTTCTTCTGCTGCGATCTTATCTGGACCCCACTCTGGGTTGGCTGGGGAGAACTCAACTTTTGGCACTTCTCGTGAAAGGGCAGATACAATAATATCGCCCTTAGGAGAATACACATTCGTATCATAAATACTATTGTGGTTGCGCTCGTTAGCCTTCTTGCCTTGCCCACCACCGGGGAGTTCCCAACCACCACGTTTACCACGCAGCAAATGTTGATAACCCCGCTCGAAATGAAGTTGCTCCCAAGCCTGTTCAACTTCCATGCGTCGGGCAGCTACATCTGCTTTTGTACAAAGGTCATCCAAAGACATCAACGAAAGACGCGTAGAGTCACTTAACTCTGCGAAGGGTTCCGGTGAGTAAGGAAAACTCGCATAAATTCCGAGGGGGCTATTGCTTGGGCTTTCAGGCTGTTCTGCCTTACCAGTACCTTCGGCACTTGTGCCTGTTACTTGCGAAACATCGTCAGCCATTAGACTTCTCCTCGGTTCCAGTCTTACTTAGTGCTTCATTGCTGCAAAGCCTTTGGCCGAAGCCTTCATGTGCTTTGTGTGCTCACTATCTCCCGGCTTAGGTTCTTTTTCTGAAGCCGTCAACTTCTGTCCTTCAGGGACTCCTAATGCACGGTGCAGACCACCTTTATTAACGCTAAAGGAGCCGTGTGAACCTAGGTCCACTTTATGCTTCTTATGACCTATGCCTGTTGCCATAACTTCTCCTAGTATACGTTCACGCCATCATTGCCACGTTTCTTCGTAGCAGACGCATTGCTTCCTTTGCGAATACCCATGGTCACTCGCTTGAACGAGGTAGGGTTTTGGTCCTTGGCACCCAGCGGTGCTTGCTGAGGAGATGCATCTAACTTCGTGCGCTTCCCTAGGCCGATTGCCATGGCATTTTCTCTTTCTTGGTGTTCATCAACTCTCCCATGTAGTCTTGCTTCCCTGTGTTCTTCGTGTTCGAAGAAGGCTCAGGCAGCTTTGACTTCGGGCGTCGTCCCATGCCTAGGCTCATGCTGCCCTCATGCTTCCTCTTGCAAGCTGCCCACCAGAATCAATCCTAGGCTTCTTCTTGCGTGGTGCTGGCGTAGGTGCTTCACCACCCATCCACGAAGGCATCTGCGTGGAGTCTAGCGAAGCGGATGCCACGGGTACTGCTGGTTTCTTCTTTGGTGCTCCGAAGCCAATCATTTTGCCTCCCAAAATTTGCAAAGTCCCACGGGGTGTACTTTAACTTCACCGTTGGGCAACTTCGTTCTTTTGCTTAGCTCTTCCATGTGTGGACCAGAGCAACTACTGGTTTCTCTGTTAAAGTATTCACAATTAAAACAATGTTTTGAACCACCGACTTTGTAGTCAACATAGTTAGTCTTAGGTTCCTTAGTTTGGGCTGATGCGCTTGCAAACTTGTTAGCCATTGCGCTTTCTCCCAAGCCCTGCGGACTTTCGTTTCTTCTCTGGCAGAGTTTTGAAATCGGTGGCGCTAGACCACTCAGCCAGCTTGCTCTTCCCGCCTACTTTCTCGGGATGAGCGTACAGAAATCTTTGCTGCGCCTTAGACTCGAACGGCATGTCTACTCCTTGGACTAGACTAAATTGGGCATCGCAAAGCCGTCGCTCTCACTTGGTGCACCTTGCTGTCCTTGATCCTTGTGGCCAAAGCCGATCTTCTCTTCGTTGCCTTCTTTGCCAGCGGGTGGAACTCCAGCGAGATCACTCGCCTCTTTGTGTGCGTCCGCTGCATTCTCGTGTACGTTCGTGTGCATGTGGCCGTCTTTGTGATGACTCGTCACAGTGTGGCGTCCAGACTTTTCATCGTGATGAATAACCACTTTGTGGGCAGGTCCATGGGCCGCTACTACCGGGTGCTGCTCACCTTCATGCTCTTCTTTTCCGGTTTCTTCATTCATCTCGCCGTTATGCTCATCACCTTCGTTGGCTTCAACACCTTCGTGTTCCTTAGCGCCTTCTTGCTCTCCAGCTTCGAACTCAGGACTTTCTTTGGCTTCGTGCTCAGGAGACTCAGAGTGCATCCCGTCTTCCGTGTGATTTTCGTCATAATGCTTACCTGCGAAGACACTACCGAACTTCTTGCCATTTTTTGCTGTGAACATTGTTGCTCCTCTTCGGCAGTGCCGATTTACTTGCTACAACCACCTAGTACTTCTTTTAGTTTCTTACACAAAGTTTCGCACGAGGTGCTTGTGAATCTTTCCGACTCTCCCGTTGAGGAAGGAACCCATCCACGTTTTTGTGATATGGACTGTTTTGATTTGTAATTGACTTCGGTACGGTATGCGTCCTTGCCGTCAATTTCCTCGCAGGTTATATAGATGCTGCTGATTTCTTTCTTAGACATTAGTTGCGCCCTTCGAGGCCAATGCCTCTTCTTCCAATTCCTTTTCGATCCGTGCGTCGTGCTCTGCTACTTCCTTCTGCCACGCCGATAGCGCTGGTGGGGAGTTGAAGTTGGCGAAGCTGGGCTTCTTTGGGTTCTTTGCTGCCGGATCAATGCCCACGCGCCGATTGATGTTCAGTTCGTACATACCAACCTTCGCTTGGAGGAGTGCCTTCTCCGAACGCAGATCACCAATCACTGCATCTTTGTCTTGGCGCAACTGCTGAGCGTCCGCTCTGCACAGCATCAGGTCTTGTTCAAGACGCTGAACTAATGAAGAGTAGAATAGATCATCCCACAAATCTCTGATAGTTCCTGTCCAACTCATCACTGATCCTGCTTTCCAACCCACACAGGTTGATCTGGTGGTCTGAATGATGATGTCCTGTTCGCAGATTCTGCGTCTAGCTTCATTTTTAAGAAGTGAGCAGCTAATGGGTCGGACTTTTTCAAAGCAATAACTCGTTCGGCTTCTGCTTGTGCAGCAGGCTTCTTTCTAGCTGCAAGGTGACCGTACAACCCATAACGAAAACCATCGTACGCATCATCGCCTTTAGCGTTAACCTTGAGCACATCATCTAGTATTTTTGGGTCTCGCATCAGCGACGGGATCGCAAGAATTATCTCCTTGCAAGTGTCGAGGATTACAAGTTCACCCTTCTTGATGGCGTTGTACATCAGCGATGCGGAACCTATGCGATCTTGCGTTGCTGCTGTAACTGGCGGCAGGCCCACAAGTCTCAAAGCCTTAGAGTATTCGTTCGCAGGTGTCCTGTCATCCATCTGGCGATTGAACTTTTCGTGAGAGAAGTAGATTGCGTTGAGTTTGACAGGGACGCCGTCTGGTCGGTGGCACTTGGCTTTGATGAGGGACGCTAGTTCATCCATCGTCTTGCCACCTGTCACAACCAATTCAGCGAAACACACAGTCTTGAGTCTGTAGTCGTCTCCAACTGAGTTCCTGACCATCGCCTTCGTGAAGAGATAAGTGGCGTTGGCGTGCTGCATTCCCCAGTCTTCTCCCGCCCACACTGGCTGATAGTCCTGCCAAACAATTGCGTCGGGTTCTTCTCTGAGGTTGAGTACGTGGTACTGAGGATCAAAGCAATCGAAGTATTGACCCTCGACCTGACCATCGTACCCGTATAAAACTTTGTCGCGCTTCGCCTTCGGCATGGAAAGCAAACGTGCAATGATGCCGGGATCGCGTGCGAGCAGTTCTGGGTTGTCCATCACTGTCGAGCGCTGATAAGCGTATTCGTCTGGATCGTAAACCTTGTTCCACTCTCCAGAAATCTGCTCCCACCATGAACCATCCACAGGATCACGCTTTACGTTCTCACTGGGATTCCATGGCTCCTTCTGGACGAACAGGGTACGGTAATATTCGTAGTGTGGACCCAAGGGGTTCGTGCATCCTACGATGGCTGGGATGGGCAGGTTTCCTGCTTCATCACGTTCGCAAGCTGCGTTGACGATGTTACGTGAGTAAAGCATCATCCATGCATCCGGCGAGAACTGGCCGCATTCATCAACGATGATTGCTGGGTATGCCTGTCCTAAGTACTGTTCAATATCTCGATCTTTGTTGTTCTGGCAATGGCCGAAGACTACACGCGAGCCATTCTGCAATGTCGCTACGTGTTTCGTCTGGTCATACTCATACAACTCAGGCGGCATGAATGCTTTGAAGTCAGCAATCGCGCCGTTTTCCAACTCTTTGAAGTTTCTACGGAGGACTAGAAGGTTGCAGTTCTTCCACCGCAAGCAATAATGCATCACGAAGAACATCAGCCACCCGCAAGTTTTACCTGAACGGATACCTCCAGTGCTGAGACACTGGCCTGCGACTGGTTGCACGTACTCTTTTGTGCCCAGAGCGCCGCTGCGTGAAACATTCTTTAGCAACTCCATCTGCTTAGGTTGAAAGATAAAGATTTTATTGAAGTTGAGCGTGCCATCCGTATTTATATACGGTTTCGTTTCCACTGCATCAACGAGCTTTTTGCGGGGCATTACTTCCCAAACTTTCTGAGATAATCTGCGGCTTTACTAGCAACCTCTGAGTTATCTTTCAGAAATCCTAGTGCGGCGTTGCAGTTTCCACACAGAAGTTTTCTTGGCAACAAAGTGTCGTGGTCGTGGTCAGCCGCTAAGGCCCTGACCCAAGGCTTTCCACAAATATAACATAGCCCTTTTTGTTCACGTACTGCTTCTTCGTAAGCCTTTAAAGTCCAACCAAGGTTCCTGAGTGTGCGATCTCGTGCTGAGTCCTTATCAATTGCTGCAATAATCTGTACCTTATGAGTTCGATAGTACTCTTTGTGCTGTTTACTAACACGCACAGAGTTCTTCATTCTCCAATCTTTGGCTCTTTTCTTGGTTTCTTCTTTGAGCCTTTGGTAGCGATCCTTATCGTACTTACTCTGCTTATCTTTGTCTTTCATTTGTCCTCCTTCAAGGACGCTCAAAGGAGGTGTGAAGGCACCTCCCGAGCTAGCCCACAGCCGCTAAGCTGCGAGATTTCTATTTCTTTTCGTTCGTGACTACGCCAATTACCTCTGCAAACGACGGTTGTGTAGGTTTGTCTTTTGGCTTGTCTCCGTCTTCAACTGCTGGGTTGGGAAGTGCTGGGGCCTGTATGAAGTAACCCGTTATGGCTTGCTTCTCCATCCTGTCTAAATCTTGTTCCGACGTTGCTTCTTTTCCCAGTGCGCGGCGCATCACTATCTCGTATGCCTTCACTACTGCCATCATTTCTTTGGCATCTGTAGTTTCTATCTGTGATATGCGAAGGATGTTTCGAAACGAAATTTCATGTTCCGCCATTCCTTTCTTATCACCTTGCTCACGAGGGGTGTTCAGAATCTTTCTCTCTTTGCGCGTGAACTCTATGGTTGGGAGGAGTGGTTTCTTCTTTGCTAGGAACTTTCCAGACTTCCCGTCCTTCACAATCTCGTGCACGGCACCGTGCTGGTTTGTTACCATCAACGATGTAGACCCAGACGGGTTTTCTGGTTCCGTCTGGGTTGGTTTTTCTTTTGAGTCAGCCATTACGGCTCCTTACAGTTTCTTGAAGGCGTTGACTGAGCCGTCGAATACGTACTCGACCTTGGTGATGACGTAGGTCTTGTACAGGTTCTCAATGTATGCGGTGTATGTCTTCGACTTCTCTTCGGCCAACTTCGAGAGACGCTGGATTTCCATCTGACTTTTAAGGAACTCCAACTCTAGCTCCCTTAGTACTAGCTTCTCTTCGGCCTTGATCTCAACGACTGCTGCCTTTTCCTTGGCAACAACTTCGCCTTCAATCTTCTTAACCTCAGCCACAACGGCTTCGGCAACACTCTTCACTTCGCCTTCAAGTACTTGTAGTTCTGACATTATGAGTCTCCTGAGTTTTTATTTGTGTTACCAAACATCTTGAAACGCTCCATCGTTAGCGAGACGTTTCATTTCTTCTTGAAAAACTTTCCCATGCTCTGCTCTCGGTTTAGATAGATGAGACATTTCATGGAGTAAATCTGCTACCACGTAACGCATCGACTTCATTTTCTTTGTTCTCTGAATAGCAATTACTGGCGGATTGGTAAAGTAAGTGATGGCGCAATTGCTCTTTGCCACGCTGCTGCTTTTCCCAATTTTATGAACGAAGAAAAGTTTTGTATCCTGCGGAAGTTCTCCAGCAAAATACTTGTCATTGTAAAAATTGTACAAACCCTTTAGGTATGACGACGCACGCATGTTGCAACTCCGATGCTCACCGCTTACGCTTTCGAGCAGTATGGAGTGAGGCGTGTTGCTGTGCGGCCTCTGCGCGTACAAACGACAAAACCTCACCCGTTGAAAGGTGAGGTCTGTTTGTTACTTGAAAACTATCCTGTTACCAGCCACCTCTCACGCGCTCGAATCCGGCGCATATGTGGACGTGGGCTTATAAGTTTTTCGGGACAGGTAGCTCCGAAAGCGCAGCGGCACTCTTTGCGGATACGCCGCGTGAGTAGC